AAAGGATACGGAAACGCAATAGTACCGCAAGTAGTATTTCAGATTTTCAAGGCAATCGAACAATATGAAACAACAATTAATAAATAAAAGCACTATGAAACAAGAAGAGAAACACATTTGGGAAGTAACACTTAAAGGAGACTTCCCAATTTATCGCAATGAATATCTGTTTAAAAAGCCTTATTCAGATATTACAATGGCCTATGGCAAGGTTAGAATAAATGCCACTGAATCTGAATTTAGAGAAATAATTGATGAATTATTCCCTGATGATAAAGTAAAAATTATCGGAATAGAGAATCTCTCAGATACACTTATTGAAGTTAAGGAAGCCATAAATGATGATGGCACACCATCTGATAAAATGCTTATCATTGATCTTGAAAATAAGCATAACGGCTATTACCTTTCAAAAACAGATATTGAATCACTCCTGGAAGATGATTCATCTAAACAAAGGCTTTACTCAGATAATTATGGCTATCCGGTAAGGTTTTATGTAAAGAAAAAAGAACTACAACAACTAATCTCAAAATAATATGAAAATTAAAGCAATAATAGCAGCAATTCTTCTATCACCATTCTATGTGATATTTGTAATCACCGGACTTCTTCTTACTATACTATTTGCATTTCTTATCAGAATAATGGCATTTCTTGGTTTTATAGATGGCCTATCACTTCTATTCCATAAGACCAGTGGTGTTCTGAAACGATTTAATATGCGGAAAGTTAAAATATCATAATATGGCTTCATTATTAGAAGAGATAATGAATTGTTTTCCTGATGAAGAATTTACAATAATTGATGGATTTGATAATGCTGTTATTGGCGTTCAGATCAGCGATATGAGGATAATCTATTCTGTATCTAAGTGCATAGATATACTAACATTAGAAGGAATTGATCTTTCAGATGCTATTGAACATCTTGAATTTAATATTATTAATATGTACATAGGAGAAAAGACACCAATTTGGTGTGATGATATGTATTAAAACAACACCCCTGCTTTTTTAAGGCAGGGGTGCGGCTACGGATAGCATTTCAAACCTATGAAACTGCTACAAATATACTACTTATTTTACTTCAACAGAAATACTATCTACTACTGCTGAATCAGGAACAATAGTATCTGCAACAATAGTAGTGTCAGCAGAAATCACCGTATCTGCAATAATAGATTCACTATCATAGCCTCCTGCTGTGCAGGAAAGCAGCAACATACTTCCAATAATTACGTTTTTCATTTTTATTTAAGATTTAAGGTAATTCGTATTTTCCAAAGAAAGGTCGATCATCTACTGATTTAGAGCCTCGGCAAGACCATAACTGCCTTGCCCAATAGTTAGGGGTAGTCCTATCATTATATCCAACTATCCCTGCACTTCTCGCACAATAGCTATTCCCTGCCGGAGTACCAGGCTTAATAGTATATCCTTCAGCACCGAAATGAATCTGCTTACCATATACTATGACATAGTATTTCTTTCCTTTTCTGTCGCTGCGGTATATTTTCATTATGCTTTTACAAATAATGGTGAATATGCTAAAACAACATCATCTATAACAGAATCATCAGCACCCCAAGCCTGTAAAGTAGCATTATCGATTGTAACTGTAAATGTATCTGCTTGAATAGATGAACCATCTTGATTAATCCATATAAGTCCACACGATGCATAAGCTTCTGTTGCTCCTCGTATTAGACCATTAACCTGCCATGTAATGGCGTTAGCTTGCTTTTCTTGTAATGGCCCTATATTAATAGGTTGGATAGATATATAATATGACATAGTTTAATATAAATGGACTACGAATGTTGCATTTAAATTTGATGTTGCACTCATTGCTTGAGATGAAGGGAGAGAAGTTTGTCCAGCTATTAAAGATTGTAATTTTGCGCTATTTGTAAAATCAAAAGGAACTACCGCTGCAAGATATGCTGTTCCTGATCCAATAGTAGGAGCTGTTGTAGTTGCTGAAGCACTATGCAATACGCCTATAAAATATAATCCTTTAGATGCGGAATATGTACTTGTAAAAGCTTTGCTTGACCATGCCGATCCTGTTGCTTTCCATATATTCCCATCATTAGTAGATGATGCAACAAGCGTTAAAGTTCCTCCGGAATAAGTATATAAACCTACTCCATTATAGTTAGAAGCTGTATAATTTCCTTGTGTTCCTTGATACCATTTTACACCAGTAATGGTAGCAGCTTTAGGTAAATAATATCCAAGTAAATAAAGTGTTTGTGATGTTATTTGAGTTCCTTGTATTACAAGATTATTAGGACTTCCAACGCTCATTCCTTTGAATGAACTTCCTAATAAATTAAAAACATCATATATGTCATTAGCTGTCTCTTGCTTATTATTAAATGTAGTCCAGTCAGATGATTTTAAAAATCCTGTTGTTGAAGATCCAGCAACCTGTCCATTTGAATAATCTATACTAATTACACCACTTGAAGAATTAAAATCATTTGCATTAAAAGCCGCAGCACCTTTTGTTGATCCATCAGCAACAGCGTCAGAAATACTTATAGCTGGAGTAGTTCCTCCGCTTGATGAAATTGGACTTGTACCTGTTACTGAAGTAATAGTTCCATTTCCCTTACTATTAAATGTTGTCCAATCTGATGCCTTCAAAAATCCATCCTGAGATGAAGTAGCTTGTTTAACTTGAATTGTAGTCCCACTGCCTATAACAGCATTTGAACCACCACTTATAGTTAATACACTTGATAATGTTTCAGTTAAATTACCTTTTGTTAAAGCAGGTTCTTTACTATTGAAATTACTCCAGTCTGTTGAAGTCAATAGTCCACGATTACTTGCAGAGGAATCAGGAATATTAAATGTATGCGCAGTACCTGCTGATGATATACCAAAATCTGTTCCGCTCGTTCCTGTCGCAAATGTCTGCGTTGCCCCTGTAAGAGTATTTAAAGAAGTAATTCCACCACCACCACCACCTAATCCAAGAGATGAAATAAAATTGGCAAGAGTGATTTTCTTGTTATTACCTCCAGTATTAATTAAGACATAATCAGTAGCATTAGCCGTTAATGTTTCTAAATAAAGAAGTATAGAGCTATATGAAACTAATCTTGACATAATTATGAATTTACAGTTATTGTACCTATTGTACCATAATTATGATTACAGGTTTTATTCTTCAAATGAAAATTTATTGTCTGCTTCGAATCATTATTGTATTTAATAAATATTTCTGATGACTGGCAAATTCCTTCTAATAATACCCATTCATTTTCATTAATTAAATTGTTATTAACCTCTACAAGTCCATCAAATACACCATCACTATGATCAAACCTTATATCATAGTCATAACAACATTCTGCTGGAATTGTATCCGTACTAAGATAGAATGCGTATGAATTGGTAGGATTTTCAATATTCCCAAAAGCTGGGTTGTATGCGTTAATATAATCTTCACTACAACAATCAATAGGAGGAGGAGTAGGATCAGTTTCAAATGTTGGGCCATTAACATATTCTCCAACTATATCTCCACATACTGCCTCTACCTTCCATTCATAAATAGACTCAGGATTTACTGCAATATTTGCAGTTGTTGCCGGAGTCCAATTACTAAAAGACAACCATGGCCCTGATGGAAGCTGCCTATATTTAACAATATAATTTGTTGCCCCTACAACACCAGTCCACGATAAATCAACGTAATTATATGTTACATCAACAACAGTTAAATCTGTTGGATTGCCACAACTTTCAGGAGTTTGACCATCTTCATATTTAACTCTGCTCTTGCTACAATTTTTACAAGGTACACAGCTATCATCATATCCAGGTTTTGGATTACATTTTTCAAGCTTCCTAAATGATAACGATCTGAATGCCCTGCTGATATTCATTGCCAAAATGTATAATCTAATGCCGTTAGAAATAAGTGGCTGACAAATAAACTCGGAAGTAGTAGCCACCAACTTACTCCAAAGAATATATTACCGATCAGGAATGCTGAAAGTGTAAGCCATGTATTCTGACAATACGCACAAGCACCCAATGGCTGATATAAGAATGAAAATGGATTCTTAGGATTATTGGCAAAATACTTATCCAACCAATCACGATACCATCCAAAGATATTTCCTGGCTGATAGCAGAACTGCAAGAAGAATTCGCCTAATGATGAAATAATAGCTATGCTCAATACAGATAGCAGGCCATCATTAAATAGATTAGACTCCAATCCAAATCCAATCATTAGTCCAATAAGTATTCCAATAATGAAATAAACTCCACTAATTTGTTGTTGTTCTTTCTTTTCCATTGTTAACTACATTGTGAGATTAGTCCGTGTACCGTAAAGCAACAAGCACCATCTGCTGTTGTTACAAATGCAAATCCATGTGAAATATCTTGATAATCAGTTGGTATTTCAATCTTTATAGTTGTTTCTGAATTTTCATTAAATGTAAAAGGAATTGATAGTGCCTCTCCAAGAAGAAATGTCTCCTCAATTCTTTGATAACTACCATTGCTCCAAATATGAAATATATATGGCCCATTATCTCCTAATGAAACAATATTACCATCGCTTGTTGGAAACGAAATTGTATAATTATAGGGAAAGCACCCCAAGTCTTTACAGCATCCGCAATTCATCTTTTTATATTTTAGAAGTAATTATTTTCAAAGGTAAGATCAAAATCTATTGCTATGAAGATAAGGTTTTTATCGAACTGCCTCGGTTTTGGACTTTCTTCAGTAAGAACAGATATTGAATCAATAATTGCCTTTTTAGGCATTATGCCGGCATTTGTAATATTCATCCTTACAGGAACATTATCCTTAATATCCGGCAAATCAGCATTAATCAATGCCGTTCTAATGCTATCCTCTGCATTATACGCACACCAATTTTTAAGACAAGCAACAAGCCTTAACTCATACTTAGACACGATCTTAGTATGTCCACACACCAATCTCTTAGCATCTGAAGCCTCTTCAAAGAATATCTCTCCACCATCCCTATGCCTGATGTAGAAATAATCGCTGTCATTGTCTTTTAAACCAGCATAGATAAATTCATTTTGACGATCAGTAGATTGAACAAGGACACGACCCTCATCATCAATCCTTGCTAAATAAATAGCCTTTGTTAGATTGGGCAGAGATTGCTTAACAGTATCCGCAATTATATGTAAATATCTGTATATCATAGCTTTTCTATCTGCTCATCAATCAATTCGGTAATATATTCGATTACTGCTTCCTCTTCTTCTTTACTTAGACTAAAAATATCCATCTTACTCTTGCCAACCTTTCTCGCCTGCTGCTCTTCTTGTCCCCTTGCAATCAAATATTTCTTGTCATTATTTATATATAAAACAACATCATTTTTATCTTCTCCAACCTGGATGCTGTTCATTAATTCACCTGTAAAATTCAAATCAACATAGGAAATCTGTCTTCCGGCATTGAATCTTTTTACTGCCCATTTCCTATCCTTATATTTTCCAATCTTGCCTTCAGTAGATTTACCTTGGCCAAATACTCTGTCCTTTAATATGCCTTCTGCAAATTTACCTGCCAACAACAAATAATCTTTCCTTTTCTCTGCTAAAACACGAGAAAGGTTAATAAGATATGTCTTTGTCTCAGACAGATTCATCGTTTAATATTCTTAATAATTCCATTGATTGCCATAAGAATAAGCATAACAACAATCAAGACAACAAGCCACATATAATGCTTTAAATCACCACCAAATAAGCCTTTAACTCTCTCAAAAGTAGTTTCTGTCCTTATCTTCTCAATTACAATACTATCAGGAGGACATTCTGATTGAATATAAATACTATCTCTGACCCTGATTACCTTTACCTGTATCTGCGTTTCCTGATCTTTAAGGTAAATAGTATCAGTGCCAGTCCAGTTAAATACGGTATCAAAGTGAGTTGAATGTGTGACAATAGTTGTGTCATACTTTACAATCTCAGTTTTGAATGTTGCCGGAAACCTCTCTTGACATTTTTGTTCAGTGATGCAGCCATTAGCAGCCATCATCACTATCAGAATCATCGGAATCAGGTTTCTTTTTAGTGTAATCATTTTTGTAAACATCTATCTTATTGTAAAACCAATTCGCAAAATCTTTTTTGATGAAGCCAAGAAGAGAAAGGTTCTTAACAAGACTTATCAGATTTACCAAGCATAATGGGACAAATATTGACTCATCCAGCCAAGAAATAGCAATACTGCCCTTTGCAAGATTGCATCCAAAAATAAGAAGAGCAGTATGAGAGCATAATGTCCAAAATATCCTTGTGGCTTTCCTTGTTTCAAATTTGTTGTTTTTATATGCCAGGTACATCCCTGAAAGATGATCGGCAAATATTAGTCCTATAAGAGCATAATATGCCTCTGCTGTATCATATACCCAATTAGTAACAAAGCCAGTAATAGCACCAAGGGTCATACCGCCAAATACAGTAACAAGCCATACTCCCACTTTTAAGTTAAGTGAGAGTATGGATGTTATGATAGCATCTAATTCTTCAAAGAATCGCATAAGCCAATTATGCTTTTTTAGCAGCAGAAGCATAGTCTTTCACAAAGAGAGTAAGAATAGCATTCACAGTAAGAATGAATACGTTTACTACCATTGAATCAAAAATGCCATTATCGGAAAGATAGTTTGCCACTTGGATTACAACACCAGCAACCTGTGTTGTCCACATAGCAATGCCCCATCCCTTAGGCCAACTTCCTGATGCAAGCATAGGACTTTGAAGCAGAGCCGTAATCGCAAAAGATACGATACCAAGAATCTGCTGTCCTTTGTCTCCAAAGAAGCCACCATAAATTCCGATAAGAACAACTGCAAATGATAGAATTTGCCACGCAAGAGATTTGTTTTTCATATTTACTTTGATTTTGGTTTAGAAGGTCTTTGTACCGGACGAGGACGATGTACGCCCCCTCCACAAGTTGAACATCCTTTTTTTGATTCCATGTTGTTTATTTTAGGGTTTAGCTTGAACATAACGTGACATATTACAGATTATACAACAATCATCTATCCTCTTCATCAACTCAGGAATTGAATCAGCAAGTATTTTACTATACTTTGAATATTGCTCCTCAAAATCTTTTAGCAGGAAATCAGCCTTTTCACTATCCAATAGAGTTATTGAATTAAGACGATCTGTACCTACTGCTTCTTTAACTATTTCAATACCAGCCTTGAAGAGAATAGGGAATGATAATTTGCTGATTACCATACAGGCAAATTCATCATAAGAGCATTCTGCCGTAGCATCTACAACAAGGCCAAATGTAGTATTAGCCGTCTTACTTATAGTATCATCCCATCCGGTTGCAGTGAGGAATTTAGATGTCTTTGTAGAACATCCACAACCTTTCTTAATATCCGTCTTATTGATATTATTACCATCAGTATCTACCAATACATAAATCTCATTAGTATTGGAGATATATTCAGGAATAAATGAATAGTAACCTTCAGCGTCAGTAGTGCCTGTATAAGTCTGCTCATTCTCTCCGTCCTTAATTTTAAAAGATAAAGGAGTTAAAGCATTATTGCATTTAAATTCTACTTTGTTTACTCGGATACGAAGCAATCTACCTCTTGATGCTTTAATCTTAACACCCCTATATCCATTAGGATAGTTCTGATATGTATTTTTCCAAACTCCTGCTTCTATCTGATCAACTAATCCATTAAGCCGGAAATAAGGCAATGCAATAGCATTCAAATCCTGAATTACCAGCTTAGTCGCATAATCTATCTTTTCTTTAAGAAATTGCAATCCACTCGATCCATCAGAATCAACAATATCAGCAGCATACCGAAGATTGATTCCTGGAAGATCATTTATCCATAATCCACTCTTGGGATTTGTAGTAAGGCATTTTACACCTATAAAATCCTCAAGACAAGACGGCACTGAATTTATAGGGGTCATCTTTATAAATATTTTTATCGTCTATTTTTAATGAACAACGATTTTTCAAATAATCAGCAACCCAAAAGGAAGGACACATTTTATTGCTGAATTGATTATGTCCAGCAATAAGTACATCAGGGTTATATGATAAAACTTCCGCAATAATGCTATCCAATGTCCTTGCCTGTGCATCTGTCAATGTGTTCTTTCCTTCTTTCTTATCAGCAGTCAATCCGCCAACATAACAAACGTGCCTTGAAATACCATTCATTCCTTGAACACCATTCGTTATCTCATCATCATCAATCCACTTATCCATATTGTGTTTGACAAATTGATGCCTTGTACCATCCAATAAAATAAGGTCAGAATATCCAACCCTATCCCATCCCCTTCCTGCCGGCTTAGGAAATGTGTGCCAATTCTTAACCGTCTGTGCAGTAATACTCCTCCCTTCAGGAGTAGCAGTACAATGAATGATAAGATATTTAAAAGGTTTTCTCATTATTTATCGTTGTGTTGTCTTTCTACAAAAATAATAAAAGAAAAAGGCCACTCAACATAAGCTGATGGCCCTTTTTCTTCATATTACTTATTGGAATTAGGCGGGAGTAATACCACCATCGATATATTTGGCACAAGCCATATCAATATCATTCCAAGTAATAGTACCATCAAAATAAGTTGATCCTGTATTGTTATCCTCAATTACCTCATCAATCTCAAGAATAAAATTCTCGATAGGGCCATAGATATAACCATCACAAGTTTCATAAACCAACTGAAAATTTGATGAATCTCTCAGGATAGTATTCCAAAATGTATAAGCAAGACATCCAGGGCCAGGAGAAGTAACCGTATCAGTATTATAGTCCATGAAAGTAATCTGCTTTTCAGCACCTACAATACCTTCAGGAAAACAAGAGGCAATACGCTTCTTAGTAAAAGAGCCTTTAGCCTTTTGACCCATAATAAGTCCTGAACCAACTACATCTCCAGAACCTTGAGCAGTAGTCCACTCCGCATCTGATTCAATATTGGAAAATTCATAATCACATTTTACGAACCATAGACGTTTAATACCTCCAGGACGAGTATTAATACCACAACCACCAGTATAACTTACTGGCAAATTAGGCGCGCAAGCTGATGCACAAATAGCCATTTTTATTTAGTTTTTAAGAGTTAGTGAATAGAGGGAGAGGATTTCTCCTCTCCCATTTTAATTTAATTAGGCAGGGCAGTTGATTGCAGCACCATCAGAGCAGTCATTGACAACTGAAACTCCCGTGTAATCGGGACAAGCACAAGCACCACCAGGAATTGCCCAATGATGGTAGTTAAGACCAATCTCAACATACCACTTTTCGGTACAATCGTCATAGTTAGTCTTCAGATCGTAAACAAGACCTGTAAACGGATCTACAACAGTTCCATGCTCAAAGCTATCATTACGCTTTGCATAGTCACCTACATACTTATTCCAAAGAACGAGCTGACGAGTTCCAGGAGCAAGAAGGATTGACTTTGAAGCACCTGCAACAGAATTGTAGAAACGATCATAGTAGTAGTAGGCATCGTTCATCCAATTGCTAAGATCCATACCAAAGTTGGTATTGCAACAAGCCATCTGAGTAGCTTTTGCAAACAGATCGATTGATCCGCCACCGATAATGAAAGGAACACCATTAGCACCAGTCTGCTCATAGATATGCTTGATATATGCCCAAGCCATGGGATTAGATTGGCCACTTGTATTGAAAAGAGGAACTGAGATTTCACCTTCAGTGCAAGAGCCTGCATCAGAAAGATAATAACTGTCACCAAAAGTTGTCAAAAGCTCCTTATCCAAAGCTACATTTACAGCGTTCATAGCATTCATGATCGTCTGACCAACCCAAACGCTGTCAGCTTCACAAAGCTTACGCATCTCATTCTCATCGAATCCCATCTTATATTTAAGACAGTTGAATTGAGTGATAAGCTGCTCTGAAGGCTCAGGTGTATTTTCGGGATTACAATTAGGTGTACAATCAGTAGAAACACCATCGTCGCAAAGCTGCGTTTGATAGTTAATCTGAACTGTGCGGAATTTTCCGTTCGTAGGAACGATTTGGGCATTAAAGCCTGCTCGGTTAGCATCGCTCATCAGAGCATCAACGTAACCAACTTTCTCACGACGAAGTGCCGGAGCATTAGAACCTGCAATGTCATTCAGGTTTACTTGGATTGCGGAACAAAGTCCTTCTGTGTAAGCCATTTTATTTAATGATTAATGTTTAGAGTTTTTAGCATTATCGGAAAAAATAAAACCCAAAAAAAGTCCATACGCATAGCGACAGATTCTTTTTGGGTAGTATCACCCCGATGCGTATTGGAACGCCTCCCCGAAGTGAATTTATAGCCTTCCGGCTCGATTACTGACCAAATGTACGAAGATTTTTCATACGCTCGGCATTTTCTTCTGCACTTTTTATTCCAGGAAGATTGTACTTTCTCTCCTCAGTTAATTGTGCCGTCTTTACTGTCTTTTGAGTCACAGGCGATTTCTGCTGACCATTACTCTGCATAATCAACCCATCCTCCATCAACTTCTTATCAATAATCTCTTCCAAAGAAAGAGTTTTTGTGCCTTCATCATTCAAAGGAGATAGGCCGTTTTTAGTCTTTACAATAGGCTTATTATCCTCAAAATCAATACTATATGAATCATTCAAATGATTCTGAAGTGCCAAATAAGCAATATCCGGCTTAACAATCAAAGGCTTACTTCCTAAAACATTGCGGATATATGTCTCTTTTTGATAGCCTTTAATAGCCTCTTTAATCTCCGATTCTTTTGCTGGGATTACCTCCTCCATCAACCGCTTATTCTCCTTACTTAATTCCATTACTTTACCTTGTAATTCTTCGGATGTAGAATTACCGGAGATTTTTACTTTCTCATAAGCAGCAGCAATAATCTCATCGAACTTCTTATCCTTTACCTCATCGGAAGAAAGTCCAAATTGCTTCTTGATCTTATGCTCTACTTTAGAGAGTTCAGTACCTCTAATCTCATCCTTAATAGGCTGAATGAAATCAGGATCGTTGGAGATTACATTTTTAAAGTTACTCTTCCACTGCGAAATAATTTCTTCTATATTTACTTCGCCTTCGGCTGTAAGTTTCTCCACCACAGCCTCATTTACTCCAATCTTTTTAAGAAATTTCTCAAGGTTATTCATTGTCGGTGTTTTTTGGTTTTCTTCCACGTTTTTTCTTTTTTATTGGTTCGGTATTTATGCTATCACTTATCTTATAGCCATATTCATCAGTAGGATTAATTTCAGCCTCTTCAAATTCATCCATAGTAATCTCATCTGTATAAGGATCATAGGTAGGAATAGGCTCAGGCTGTTTCTCAACTATTTCTTGAACTTTAACCTCATCAATTTGCGGAAGCACCATATAATTTTTGTCATTTCCGTGTTTTTGATTGATTTTGTGGGCATATTCCGTGATTTCACGGATTTTACCTGTCTTTATATCTTGAACTTTTAACATTTGTGGTAACATTGTTTTTTGGTTTTAAAATCAAATATACTAATCAATTCCAAATTGTTTCTTTACTGAAGCAGTTAATTTTACCGGAACAGCAGTATGCCGGCAATTATAGCCTCCTCTATAAATAGCAAAATTATCTGCTGTTGTCCCTGGGATACCTCCAGTTCCATAATTGTATGCCCATGCAATTTCAGAATCTAATTCTGATTTTTTCAATATTTTCTTACCCAGCCATCTGATACATTGTGGCCTTGTATCCCTGATAATAGTACCTACATAGATATAGGCATCTAAGCCATATTCGTTGGCTATACGGCTATTTATCTGTCCATCGTACTGAAGCATAGCATCACGGCTCATACGCACTACATAGCGTTTAAAAGAGCCTAATCGCTCAGGATTAGATTTAATAACCTGCTCTAATGATTGCTGTAAGTCTGATATAGTTGCTCCTGAGACTATATTCCGGTAAATGCCTTCTGTTAATGGCCTAATAAACTCTACATCTATACCCTGCCCAGTCAAATCTTGCATTACCTTATCAATCATAGCACTCTGTACAGGATTAATAAGTGTCTCTAACTCTTCAAAGGTTATCCCATTAACCTTATTTTGAATACGAGCATTATAGTCTCTTACCTGATCAAAATTGCGTAGATAGCTTTTAACATTAGAAGGATATTTACTGCTTTGAATAGCAGCAACAACAATAGAGTTTATCTCATTGATAGTCATTATATTAGCTGGATCAAAGACAAGTTTGCCATTCTTTTGATTCATTGACATAACTTTCTTCATAACGGCTCTATAAATAGCCGCTTCAATAGAATCAAAATCATTCAATAATGCCAGTTCGGAATCATCAATAAATGAATCCTTGGCATTAATTAGGGCATTTATGTCTTTCTCTTCAGCCATTACAGAGTAACAACAGGCATTGAATTATATCTATCTACAATAGGCTGTAACTCCCTATCCAAATCAACAAATATCTCTGCAAGATTCTTTTCAAGATACATTGTCCCATTTGTGGAAAGCAGAGCCATCAGCGTCTTATAGGCAAAGAGAGATTTAATTACATCATCTTTCTTAATAGTTCCGGCAGCCAAAAGCATCTGTTTATCAGCAGTGCTTATATGATAGATAGGATCATAGCTTACCAATACTTCAATGACACGGCTAATAGTTTTATTGCCACTAAATCTCTTCTTAGCCAAATCCTTAGTAGTCTCAACCAAGAAAGCCACAGGAGCATTTTTCTCGGACATCTGAGTAATCTCAAACATCAAAGCCTCTTCCGTTTTCATACTAAATGAAACAGGCTTTACAATTACAGGATCAAATGTCTGAGTAATATTCCTGTATCGCTCGATAATCAAAAGTGACTTATAGATAAGTTCATCAAAGACGTTATTGCTGATTTTAGTCAGCGACATAAATCCATCTTCCCGATCTACCAATTTAGCTGCTCCACTTTGAGCATCTTCAATATAATTGAGATACAAAGCATCCTCAGCCTTCTTTAGGAGTGTTTGCCATGCTTCACCGGAATATTGTATAATATCTACGTTAGGAGATACAAAACGCACCATTGGCGCATCTGAGAGAGAATTACCATCAAATGCTCCATTACCCTTATCTCGCATAAATACACCATAAGGACTTCTTACAATTATCCTTCCTGTGCCTTTACACACTTTACAAGGATAATGCTCATTCTCCTCTTCATTAAATACAGCACCTCCACGACATCCAGGAGCATCGCAATTTTCAGCTACTTCTTCCCTATATGGAAATGCAGATGTAGTCATTACACCCTGCCAATCGGAATACTGCCTAATAGCCTCATTGCCAAATGGAAGGAAAGGAGAGAAGTATGATTCAAAGTAATCATCATCAGTCATATTGCCCCCAAGCACCATAGCCGGCAAGTATCCAATATTGTGACGATATATTTCAGTGACTTCAAAGTTCTTATCTGCCTTATTCCCATATTGGGTATGTTTATAGTAAGCTTCAGATGTCATTGTATAATAAACATCTCCCTTATATACCTTTTTCCCTGCCTCAAGGACTTCTGATTTCTCTTTAGGCTCATACCACATCAAGGTATTATCATCTACATATTTAACATATTCAGATGATACCAAATAGCCATCAACTTCAACTTTTATAGTAGGGTTATCAATACCCTCTCCATAAGGAGTCCATACCAAATATCCATTAGGGTCTTCAATCATCCTCCTTACAACATATTTCTGTATGTAAGAATAGAAATATTGGTTTTTAAATTTCTTCTGATCGAGATATTGGCTTAACTCAGCAGATACCTGAATAGAGAAGTTGGCACTAATGAATATACGATATAGCTTATCAATCGCCCTATTCATTGAGCCTTTAGTAATAGGCTCATAAATCATAAGCCTATATTTCTGCACATCAGGATCTTCATTAGGCCGTCTGTCAGTTAGAATCTTACCTGGATTCTTACCCCTTGTATGTACATACATTTCCTCACGGACTTCAGTCCAGTGGTCATAATTTTCAGGCTTCTTCAGCTTTCCAATCTGACTATTCAATTCATTAATATCTATCATCGTTTTATTAATTAACAGGAGAATGATTTAGAACAATTAATACGAGTAATATCTGCTTCCAAGAACCACTGACTTCCTACTTCATTATTTCTTGAAATATTCCCTTCAGCATTGAATTGGCCATTACCGATATAAATGGTTTTTCCGGTAAGGACTTTAGCAATATAGGTAGCTACTTGAACAGGTATCCTATTCGTAAGCAACTTCCAATTTTCAGTCATTTGAGAATTGGTAGTCCTTGCATAATTTCCTACAAATTGCTTTGTAATTTGGAATCCCTTCTTTTCAAGATATGCCGGAATCCTAATCTCATTGCTGTAATAAAAGAAAGCACCAAAAAGATTATCCACTCCAAATTTAGTAGCATATTTACCATACCAATACCCATCGCAATCTGTTGTAGTATAATCACTTTTTATTACGATAGTATCTTTACAATTATTGATAAACTCATAAGGTTCAGTATAGAGATACTCAGTAGTTCCACTTAAATCAAATACAAATTCAAGATAAAAGCAGTTACTATCAGGAAATTGCAATTTAAAATCTGTGTAGATTAATGATAATGGTATTTTAATACCTTGAAAATCTTTATAACCTCCAATACCGCCGATAACTTCAAGATACCTTCCCACAAAAAATTCGGTACAATAGAATACCAAAGATTGAGGATTCCCACCAGTCTCTAAATATTCTCCTGTACAGCAATCTTTTAGATATACATTACAACCTCCTGTATCCCATCCCTGAGTGGGAGGCATAGTAGTGTTTAAGTTATCTATCTGCTGAAACTGAAAGTATAAAGTATCATCTTGATAAACAGGAAGATTAAATGGCAAGTCATTTGCACATAATTCACAATTCCATCCTGTATCTTCAGTACATCTAATAAGGCCATTATTGATTACAGCAGTAGGACAATCTCCTCCTGCACAAGTAATCATATTAATAGTTTGACATATCGTCCTATGCTCAGGATCAGTAAATGTCGTGCAGATAGCAGACGTTTGATCACAGAAGATCAGACCATTGCCAGCATCGTATGAAGTATAGTATCCCATTAGTCAGGTATTCTTATTGCACAAATTTGGTATTGTCCGGCAGGAAGCATCGATGTATTAATAGCAAAGTTTGCTGATCCTCCAAAAAAATCAACATCAACATTAAACATTTCAATATCTGTTAATTGTGCCATATTTGTAGATGTAAATGATTCGTGTTCTTTTATGCTAAACTCAGTATATGGAGCATAATTTAAAGTTGCAATCAATTTGCCATCTACATAAGGAGCAAAAAGACGCACATTTACTTCTACATAATCATATTTATCAGCACAGAATGTTGAGCCTACAAATGAAGTTGCTACACCATCTTTAAAACCAGTCAAACTCATATAATCTATAATCTGATCATAAGGAGGTAATATATTATTCGCATAATCCATAGGGTGAAGCTGATTGATTTGAGTCAATACAACTGTCTGATTTAACAGAAATGGATTAAGATCGAAATAAAAGCTATACTCAAAATAAATATCTTGATTTGCCCAATTATAGGTTATATTATGGAAATTAACATATTGTTGTCCTAAAATAGCACCAGTGGGATATTTTATTCCCCATTCATTCATTGTGCTAACAGCTACATTATTTGGATTAAATAATGTATCATTCCAAAGCACTCTTCCTGCCCAAGATGTATATAATGTTGTTCCATCATCACTACAAAATAATCTTGAATCAGGATTAATCCAGTTTCCAGACACAGATGTATCTCTTATGCTTTGATACTTTGCATATATAAAATATGTTCTATCAGTAGGTGTTGGATATGTATCTCGTTTTTGATAAATCGTTAGATTTATTGCTGATAGATAATCTAAATAATTTTTTCCTGGAGGCATTCCAAGTGCAGTAAGACATCCATCAAAGCTTCCTGCTGTAATATACATATCGTTCTTTATCCTCTCTTTAAGAGTAGGCATAAAACAAGCATCATTATGATCGTGTACATAATCAAGCCAATGTACATCTACATTCATATCACAGCATACATCCCATACATCAACAGTTGTTTTAACCGTCAATTCATCTGATAAGAAGCTGTTTACAATATCATCAGCAGATGAATAGCAAATGGCTCCTAACCTATATCTACCATTTGGATTAAGATTCTTGCTAATAGTAGCAGATACATAATAATGGCCACCTCCAAGTGATGTTACTGCAACAGATGGTGATTCGAGTTTATTATCAATAATTCCAGGTGTAACGATTGTTGGAATTAACGCCCTGGATGAATCATAATTATCATAGAAATCAACACTATTATCATTATTTGAAGTGTCAAATAGCCAAAAGATTACATTATCAATTACTCCTGAATAATAAACATCGAATGAAACAGTGGTTGTATGTAAAGTAGATAATTGAGTTACCGGATTAGAACTTCTACTGAATGAAAATAAAGGGTTTGTCATTTCTGAAAATGACCCACCGATACCTTGCCCCCACCATCTAACATCAAACATTACCTTAGTATCAAGGTAACATTCGTAATATACAGGCTTAGGAGGAGTGCCTGTATATTGAGTAATTACATTCGGATCAACAATATATAGAAGTGAGCCAAATGCCTTAGTATTAAGATATACTGAGTTTACAAGATTTGTAAGAATAGGTGTTGAAGGATCTGCACTTGAATATAGAAGCTTCCTCTGATTATCAGTGTCATATAAATCAACCCAGTCAAGAAGGTCTTGAATTAAGAAAAACTCAAGAATAATCTCAAACTCATTGCCATTGACGAGATTGATATATGCCTTATAGTTTTTCTGATTATTAGGCCCAAGAAAATTCATTTGCTGAGGCCCATTACCAATCCATCCCGACATTATATCAACTACAAAGCCGGAATAAGGCTGTGTAATTA